TTTAGCAGTACCATCTCCATTAGATTGTAGTAAGTCGCCTTTAGATACAGTTTGTCCAGCTTTAATTCGCACAACATAAGAACCAACTGAAGCAACATAGAAATCATTATTAATTAAATCGTCATTATCCCAATGACTAAATACACCATAAACATTTTTAGCTTCAACTGTGTCAGATATTTTAGACATCACGTGTTTGACATCTTTTTCTTTTACAATTGTTGCTTGTACTTGCTCTATAATATCATTTCCTTCTTCATCTTTTTTCTCAGTATTCCAAGCATAAGTAATTACATCACCTTCTTGTTCATTAGCTTTTAATGCGTAAGGTTTTTTCTGTGTTGTAGTTTTAACTACATCATTTCCATCTACATCTTTTTCTGTGTGTGATACTTCAAATTCTACTGCATACCAGTCTGTCATCTGGTCTAAGGATTCCATAACAGTTCCTCTTAATACATCTGGTTTTGATTCATCTATAAATCTTGACCAATGCGAACCTGTAAATCCATTATAAGATACTGTTGCACCTGATACTGAGATTGAACCTTCTGTATTTCCATCTTGTTGGAAATTAACAAGATCGCCGTCATTAGTTAATCTATTAACACCTAAAACATAAAATGCACTTCTAGCAAAAGCTCCTAAGCCATTAAATTCAATCTGAGCTCCAGCATTAGTTCCACTTAAATTTACAGCAGTACCTACTAATAACCTGTCAGATGATATTCTCATTCTCTCTGTAAATGTAATAATATTATCTGCTGTTCCAGATGGTGCTTGACTCCAAACATGGTCAGTAGCTTGTTGTAGGTAAAGAGTAGCACCATGACCAGTATTAGAATAAGCATAACCACCAGATACGTAATATGCGTTTGTCATTAAATTTGTTTGTGGTGTACCAGTACTTGCCATCAACACAGTACGACCAGAATTCATATCTATGGCTTTATAATTTGGTTGTAGATAAGCTTTTGGTGTTGAATTAATCCCCACATTCCCACTACTATCTATCCTCATAGCCTCCGCACCCCCTTCTGTGAAAGCGATAGTGTCGGCTGCTAAAACATTTGCATTATTGATAATTTTAAGCGTCATAGGCACCATAGTAGATGATTGAATGTTAAAAAAATAGTGATATAGTATTTAACTTTATATAATATAAGAATTATGCCCCTAAAGAAGATACCATTAAAAGCTGGATTTAATAAACAAGACACATCAACTGCTGCAGAAGGCCAGTGGATTGATGGAGATTTTGTAAGATTTAGATATGGTTATCCTGAGAAAATAGGTGGCTGGCAGCAAACTACATCTTCAAGACTTGCAGGTTCAGCAAGAGAAATTTTAACTTGGACTGCATTAGATGGTAATCGTTATTCAGCGATTGGTACTAATAAATTATTGGTTATTTATTCAGATGGTGTTTTTTATGATATTACTCCACTTGGAACAGCTTTAACAAGTTGTACTCTATCTTCAACTACAGGATCTGCAACAGTAACCGTTAATAAAACATCTCATAATTTATCTGTTGGAGATTATATTGTATTTACTTCACCATCTCTAGCAGGAGGAGGGGTTACAACTTTTAGTAATGCTAATTTTACAACCAATACCTTTGAAGTTGTTTCTACTCCAAATTCAAATTCTTTTACAGTTACTATGTCTACAACAGAAGCAGGTACTGGTATGTCAGGAGGAGGATCTACTATCACTACAACTCCATACATAATTATTGGCCCACCATTTCAAATTTCAGGATTTGGTTGGGGTGCAGGAGTGTGGAGTGGACTTACTCCAGGATCATTACAAAATCAATTAAACGGAGCCATTGATGCTATAGTAACAACTATTACAGTAGATTCTACAACTGGATTTCCTGCGGCTGGAACTCTATTAATAGATTCAGAATTAATTACTTACACAGGAAAAACTGGAACAGATTTTACAGGTTGTGTTAGAGGGGCAAGTGGAACAACGGCTGCATCTCATTTAGATAATGCAACTGTTTTTGATGCCTCAACTTTTGTTGGCTGGGGACAGGCTGCTTCTGTTGGAGTTACTTTATCACCAGGATTATGGTCCCTTGATAACTTTGGACAAATACTAGTTGCAACCATTCGAGATGGTAAAACATTTTCATGGAATCCAGGTGTTGCAACACCTCTTTTAAATAGAGCAACTGTTATATCAGGCACACCTACAGCATCTGTAATGAGTATTGTATCCGATCGAGATCGTCATTTATTTTTACTTGGTACAGAAACAACTATTGGCTCTCCTTCAACTCAAGATCCAATGTTTATAAGATTTTCAAATCAAGAAGACTTTAATACTTATGCTCCAACTGCAACCAATACAGCAGGAACCTTTAGACTGGATACCGGTAATTTTATTGTCGGCGCTATACAGGGTAAAGATTATATCTTTGTACTTACCGATACTGCAGCATACGTTATTCAATTTGTAGGACCTCCATTTGTATTCTCTGTAAGGCAAGTTGGAACAAATTGTGGTTGCATTAGTCAAAATTCAATTGTTTATGCACAAGGTGCAGTTTTTTGGATGGGATCTGGAGGAGGTTTCTTTGTCTATGATGGTACCGTTAAACAATTACCATCTCTAGTTGAAGACTTTGTATTTACAACGGGTGGAAGTAATTTAGGAATTAATTATGGTAATTCTGATATTATCTATGGCTCTCATAATAATTTATATAATGAAGTTATTTGGTTCTATCCAAGTGAAAACTCAATTCAAAATGATAGATCGGTTGTTTATAACTATTTAGAAAACAACTGGACAACCATGTCGCTTGCAAGAACTTCTTGGGCAGATGCTGAAGTTTTTGATAAACCTTATGCAACAAAATATGATGATACTATGTTACCAACGTTTCCAACTATTAATGGTGTAACTAATACTAATGGTGCATCTATTTATTATGAACATGAAACAGGGGTAAATGATGTAGATATTTCAGGAACTAAAACTGCAATACCAGCTTACATTGAATCTGGAGATTTTGATTTAGATATTGAAGGAGATGGTCAATATTTAATGAAGATAAATAGATTTATTCCAGACTTTAAAATTCTTGACGGAAATGCTAAAGTAACTTTATTGTTAAGAAATTATCCGTCTCAAACACAAAATAGTCAGATGTTAGGACCTTATACGGTAAGTTCTTCAACAACAAAAATTGACACAAGAGCAAGGAATAGATTAATGAGTATTAAAGTTGAAAATGAAGCTGTCGATCAAAACTGGCGATATGGATTATTTAGAGTAGATATACAGCCTGATGGGAAACGCTGATGGCAAAAATTACAATTAATATACCAGAACCAAGTCCAGAATATTCTTCTGAAAACCAAAGACAAGTGTTACAAGCTTTAGAGACATTAAAATCTCAATTAAATTTTTCTTATCAAAAAGAATTAAAAGATGAATTAGAAACATTTAGTTGGTTTTTATTTAGCGGACCAGGAGACTAATGGCTATTAATTATAAAAATCAAGGTTATAATTTAACCACAACTAATTTAACAACGGTGTTAACTATTAGTGCCTCAACCGTTGCTATTATAAAAGAAATATCTGTAGCTAATGATACGAACAATACAATAGCAGTAGATTATTTTTTTCGTGATGTTTCTGCTTCAACAGATTTTAAATTTTATCATACTAAAATTACATCTAATTCACATGAAAATGCTGTACACAATGCACTCGTATTGGAGGAAGGGGATAGCCTTAAATTTCAAGCAGATGATGAGGATGCCATCTCTGGACAAATCTCTTATGCTTTGATAAGTAGGGTGGGAGAAAACGGATAAAATAATGGATAAGAAAGAATTTAATATTGAAACTGAAACGGTGACAATAATAAAGAATAAAAAGACAGGTCAAGTTTATAAAGATGAAGAAGAACTTAAAGCTGCAAATGTTGATCCACAAGATATCAGTCGTGACGTTATAGTTAAAGTTACTAATAAAGGATTAGAAATGTTTAAGAAATTTATGAGTGAAAAATGAAACCTAGAGGTGGTACAGAATTACAGTTTGAGTTTTTAGAAAAA